ATGAAAAGGCCGTGGCTTATCTGCACCATCATCAGTCTGTGCGCTGGGTTCTTGCTGGGTGGCCTGGTGATGTGGATGGCCTGGCAGCACAACCCGCAGTGCGAGATTCATTGCGCTGAGCAAGGCATTGACTGGGTCTACTGGCTGACCTTGGGTGCAGGCGGGTGGCTGCTGGGCTTTTTTGAAGCGCGGCGCGATATTTGATGCCGCAGCGGTGAGATAAATGCTGCTGAGTGTACTTTTGTACTGAGCAAAAGAATTTAGCGCTGCAAAACCCCTAAACCTCACCCTGCGTGTAGGTCAGGTTTGGGGCCTCTCCCTCAATTACTCCATCACGCACAAAGACACGCTGTCCAGCCTGGGCCGCCCCCCTGGCCTGAAGCCTCCCACCGCCTGGCATGTCGATCGTGGGCACACCGTTGACCACAAAAGCAACCGTCCCTATTTCCAATGGCTTGGGCGACTGTAGGTCCATGAACTGCTTGTAAATATTAGGCATGGGTCTCCACCTCCAGGATCTGACGCAGCTTGGGTGCAGTCCAGTTGATGGCTGTCGAACGCACGATGCCTTGCACAGTGTCGGCTCCTGTATACCGGACAAACTGACCGGGCAGGATCACGCCAGTCTCGGGAAGCACCTGCATAGATAGTGAGACCAAGGCCTGACGCCCTGTGTTGGCCAACTCGGCCAGACCACGCTGTCTCTGGGCGATGGAGTCAGTGATCAAGGCATGCGTCACTTGAGGCGCTATCAAGTCTCCTGCCGTCCCTGCTCTGGTAATCGGCCCAAACACCCCTGCACTGACGCCTCCAACAAACACGCGGTTGTAGTTGGGTCGGTCAACGAACTCCGTACCTTCTACTTCTGCCACGGCTGCCGGTATCTCAAAGTCCGGCACCACATCGCCCCAGTTCCAAGGAGCCACGGAATATTTCGGCAGGATGCGCAGCACCTGGTCAGTGCTATGAGGCTGCACGTAGCCGCCAGCTGCTTCAGCGATATCGTTGATCGCATCGATGTAGCTGCCCTGCATGGCCCATGCGCCTGCGGGCACTTGCCAGTCCTGCAACTGCCAGTCGATATCCCAACCAATGCTTACGCCATTGATTCGCAGGGCTTCCAAAGCCAACTGCTGGGCATTCAGAGCCTGAGTGGGATTTCCGAAGCTCATCTCCTTGGCCCAAGGCGAGCTGAGCACAGATGCCAGCCCTCGGCCTGAGACCGACCAACGCTCTTGAGGCATAAACCGGCGATCGCGGCTCATGCTCTCCAATCGCAATTTGAATGGCACGCCATTGATATTGACCAGCAGTTGCATTGGATGGCCATCAGCATCTCGCCCCAGATGCGCTGCCGCATCCTTGTGCAGGGATGCAGTCCAGTTCCATGTCCAGCTCGCAAAATCCAGCGACATATTGAACCCCAGCGCTGGCAGCTCAACGCCGGTATCCAGCCGCGTCAGCACAATCTGATTGAGCACGATGTAAACCTTTCTGACGGGGACAATGACTTTGCCGGGTTGAGCGTCAGTGCTCTTGCAGCACGCAAATACAAGGTTGGCCGAAGCTGCCCATGGCGTGCAAAACACCAGCTTGATGGGGCCGCCAACGAGCTGCTCGTAACAGCCCTCGCGCTCAGGCTCGGGTGGACGGCTCTCTGAGCGGCCAGCCGGTGGGTACATGGCTTGCTGATAGCGCGCCTGGTGCGCCAGATAGAGGGGCATCGCCAGGCCAGCGCTGGTTGTGACACCCAGCTGCAGGCCTGCGGCTTCCTGAGCCTTGGTCCTGACCAACAAACGGCGATCGCGCAGCGCTTCCTCAAAGCGAAGGCCAAGCCCCATTTGCACCCCGACCGCACCCTCAAACACGGTGCGCACAGCATTGCGCATGCGCAAACCGTCTTGCCAGCGCATGCGCAGCGGGACTACTTGCAGTGGCTGGGCCTGCTGCGCCTGGCTGGCCAGCGCCAAAGCCGTGCGATCGGCATCCTGCCAGTTGAACCCGATACTCTGTTGCACAGGCATAGCTTGCTGCGCCACGGTTGACCAGGTTGCGGGTAATGCCTGTGTCGCTTGCCAGCTTGTCTCGAATTCCATGCCCAGCCCTTGAGCATCCTGAGCCTTGGCTGCGACATTGGCGACCAAGGGTCTAGCTGTGTCCGTGTTGTAGCGCACTGCGCCTCGGCAACGTACACCGGGCATCCGACCTGCACCGACCAAGTCTTTGCGCACATGTACTGGAGCGCGAACGCGCAGGCCCGGCATGCGGGCTGCAATGACCAGCGCTGCACTAGGAACACCCGAGCCGCCTCCGTCATCTCCAAAGACCAGGTCGACGGGGTTGCCTGACTTCCAAGGCTTTTTAAAGACAAGGTTGATCGCTGGCATTAGTAAATCCGTGTCTCGCCCAGAATGGCTTTGCCGCCGGCGTAGAGCTGTGTTCCGGCACTACCCAGCAGCTTGAAGTGCCCGTCTCCCGCTTCGTCCGTGACCTGGCCGCGCCCAACGAGCTTACCGTCACTCGTACTCCAGACGCCCATAGCGGCCTGGCCGCTGGCAAGAATCATGTCGCCACCACCGCTGGCTTGAGTCAGCAGCAAATAGCCACCTTCGGTGATCTGGCCGCAGGGCCTGGTCAGCGTCAATGTGACCAGCAGCTGCTCGGCAGCGTCATACAGGCTGATGCGAGATGCCTCAGCTCCAGAGTCAACAAAGTTGGCTGTGGCTTGCAGGCGCGCCAGCGCATGGGCTGCCGAGATCTCGAATTCAGGCGGGCTACTCATGGCATGGCCTCTGCCAGCTGGTTGTTGGCCACAGCAGAAAACTCCTGCAGCTCATGGTCCCAGGCGATTACATCCCACTCGTAGCGCGTGGATATCTCACTAAATTCATAGGAGCCGTCGGTCTTGCTCCAAGTTTCACGGGCGAGATACCCATCGACGCTGCGATGCAGGCGTACACGCCGACGCAGCGGCACATTGGCCGGAGCCCCCTTGCGCGCGACCGCGCCGTAAATACGCCCTTGCCCGCCGCACTCAATATCCATCAGCTTGGAAATAGCCTGGGTGCCCGTGGCCTGCAAACCCTGAGAGAGCAGAGGCACTTCACTGGGTAGAGCCAATGCTGATTGTTTTCTGGTCGGACTGTAAGGCAAGACTCCCGTATAGCCAACGCGAGCGCCCGCTGCACTGCGTTTGACAGTCACAAATGCTGCCGCCGCGCTGCTGTAACTTGAAAACGCCCTCACTTGAGAAAAGCGCACGGAAACGACCTCGCTGAACGCTGCGTTAAAGCTCCATGCAGAGTGATTGTTGTTGACCGCCTCTGCCGTGGGTGTCCATTGCATGCCTGTGGTAGTGAAGGTCAGGGCCCCATTGATCGCGGGGTAAGGCCCTGCGTATGGGGCGTCGCTCAAGGTAGCGAGAGAACTGCCGTAGGACATTCGCAATGCATAGGCTCCTCGGTATCGAGAGCGCACTGCCGCAACTACGCTGCCATCGATCCGTAGAAACTCCATATCCATGTCGGCATAGTCCGGGTTCCAGGAGCCGTTCAGACAGTTGATCAGCAACTTGTCATAGACAGAGAACTGGTTGATGGTTTTGCTGGGCAAGACACCTGTATCACCCGGGTTAGTCATCTTGGAGGCAAACAGCCCCAGGCCAATCGTCTGCCCAAAGTCCTGCCCCCAAGTTGCGCCGCCTGTGTTGGTGTAGTCGTACTGAGATCCGCTCGTACCACCTACCGCCGCCAGGATATAGCCCTGCTCCGGCGAACCAAGGGCTTCATCACCAACTGTCAAAACGCTAGGAGCCGGTGCTGTTACCACACCCAGGTAATCCTTGAGCACCTCAAAGCGACCGGCACTCAACCACTCCAGCCTCAACGCCACGGGAGCTGTCTGACTCTGCACTAGCCCCAGCTTCAAATAGCTGACGTCAACAGCAGAGGGCAACTGCCACTGGATATAGAAGCCCGGAGCGCGCACATTCACTGCACTCCAACGGCAGGTCGTCGCCGGGTTGTCGTCAAGCAGGTTGTCGACGCTCCCGGAAACCGGTACGTGCGAACAAGTCATGACTGCGCCCACGTCCACTGCCGAGGTCGCGTTCCAGAGCCGCAGTGAAGACAGCTCCAGGTCCGTGTCAACTGTATCCAGCCCGGTCAGCCGCCAAGTTGCAGATGCCATCTCAAGACCTCCAAGGAGTGGAAACGTCAAACATGGCAATACCGGCGTTACCTCCTGAGGGTGTACCAATCTGTACGCTAAGCAATTGCTTTCCAGCAAAGGCACCCTGCCCCTTGGTATAGGCAACATCAGACCCAAACCCAGCCAAGACACCGGACTGAGGGATGTGAAACGCACCAGGCAAGATTCCACGAGGTGCGCCTGAGCTGATTCCATCTGCGAGCAAGATCGGAGACAGATGCAGGCCGTTGTCGACCACAGATGGGAATGAGCCTAAATACGCGTCAGCCCCAGAGGCACTAGCATTGGTACCGAACACCCTGCGGTATGTCTGGACGCCAGCACCGAGGCCGTGGGCCATGCGTTTAAGTGAGAATCCTGTGGACGCTGCCACACAAAACGCACATCCATTCTGGTTGGTATACGACGTGGTATCGGCCCCAGTTAGCGCCGCACACCAGGCATCGCCACTGCGATAGCTGATGATGTCTCCCATATATTGCGACACACCTGCGTAGTTGTTATTACTTGCTGCCAAAGCCTGAGTGGCAGGATGGAAAACTGCATAGAACCCTCTTGAATCACCAACGAGCACCCAGTAACAACCTGCTGCCCCAGCAGAGGCTCGTCGATGCCAGTAGTAACCACCGGCGACGCTAAGCGGTGCTACTGCAACGCCGGTGTCCACATCAGTCATGGACTCATACATTTGCACCCTTGCGTAGAGTGCATTCGCGTCGTCAATTCGGTAATAGGTTCGAGTAGACGCAGGGTCTATCTGTCGGTACACAGCTTTATTGGTCCCACTAAAAACCTTCTCCCAGCCCAGCGGGGCCATCTTGAAACTGATGGAGCCGGAAACCGGACCGTCCGGCAATGCCGTCTTGAACTCCACCCAGCCGTTTGCCACGGCTGTGACCTTTTGCTCTCCGTTCAACGCCGCAGGCGTTGCGCCAGACACCAAGATGACGGTAAGGGCCTCAGCCGCACTCTTGCCACTGGCAAAGGTCAGGCGGCACACGCCATTGCTGATGACAGCAGAATCCACAACTTTGCTGCCCCAGCCCGTGACCAAAAATGCGTCCAGAGCCGCAATCAACGAACCTGCCGTGCCACTGATTGCCGGTGCCCCGGTCATGGAGCTGTATGCGTGCTTAACGCTTGTATCTACGATTGATGCCATGTCTTATCTCCAATGATTCAAGGGCGGTCCACGCCACCGCGGGCCAGAATGGAAAAGCTGTGCTCGATGCCGGTTTCGGGCCCGGCCTGAATGGTTCGCACGCCCCAGAAGCTGTAAATCGCACCCACGGTGTTGATGCGCAGAATGTTTCCCGGCACCCAGCCCATACCAAAACCCAAGGGCCGAATCGTCATAAAAGGCTTGCCAGTGGCAGGATTCAGCGGGGAGCAGACCGTGTTGATATCGCCGGTCGCAATCACGCCCACATGCTCGCCAATCACGCGGTATTGCGTGCTGCTGGTGAACTCAAGCACCCAGCGCTCTGACGTGCCGCCCGCATTGGTGATTTCGATCGGGGAAGCGCTCTGGTCATAACGCGCAATGGCAGCTGGGCCGTTGAGGGCATCGGTGAAGCTGTTGTCGATCCAGCTCTTTTGCGCAAACACCAGGCTGACACGCGCATGGCGGTCGCCACCTTCAAGGGCACCGGAGATATACGAGCCCAGTGGATAGTCATGCGTCAGCTGGCGATTGAAAGTGATCTCGCCCGAGATCTGCACATCGGTCGCCATCACATAGTCTTCAATGCGGTGCTCCACAACCACCGGCATGGTCATGGCGCTGGTGTCTGTAAACGTGATGCGGCCAGCCTCGAGATCTGCGGTGTAGCCGGTCTGGTAATGCTTGCCACTGCTATCACGCACCGTCACGCGAGACAGGCGCACCCGGCCTAGATCAATGGTCTGGTTGTTCGAGACATTGAGCGCGGTGCTGGCCTGGTGGCCCACAACGCACATGCCGCCATTGCGAAACATGGGCACCCGTCCATCGCTTGGCAGGCGCACAGTCTCGATACCTGTCAGATTGGCATCCAGCGGCAGGTAGCTATAGGCCACAGCCGAGTAGCGCACGCCACTCATCACCACCGGGGCCGGTTTAAAGATCTTGCCGTCCTGCCCCACGTTGGCAGCCTGATACCAGGGCTGGCTCTCGTTACCTGCTGCAGTCACAAAGCTGCCAAACGCGAGGCGGTACAGCCCGGTTTCCACATCGATGGAGCCGATCACGCCAGGAGCAATGATGGAGCCATCAGTCGCAGCAGTGATCGTCTGCACACCGCCGCTGGCCTTAGGAATGACGGCAGAGAATGAGCCGGGGCGAATGGGCGCAGCCGCCGTGCGGCCCACAAAGGCACTGGTCAGGGCTTCGCCCAGAGTGGTGGTGCAACTGGCACGGCGCAGCGCATTGCTACTGCCTGTCGTCCAACTGGTCAGTTGCAGCCGGCCTGTGGGATAGGCCACATTGCCACGCGTCACAAAGCCTGCAGTCGTCAGGGTGCGCACCACGCCCGCGCTATCGCTCCATGGCTGGCCACTGCTGGGCATCAGCAGCAAAGAGCCCGGCACAATCGGAGCTTGCACGCCGGGGATCAGATCAAACTCGGGCGCAAACGTGACCTGCAAGGTCTTGCGTGTGGCACTGCCCGTGGTCCTGAAGCGCAGCTTGACGTAGCCAGACTCATCGTTGGGGTAAGTCGAGGGGGCATCGCGGTACTCCATGCCCTCGTAATTGAGGCGGTACTGGGCGGTGCCAAAGAATGCGCTTCCGCTGGTCACATTGGCCGAGTAATGGGGCTTGGGAATCTTGATCGTTACGTCCGGCAGAAAATCCACGCTGCCCGCCGCGTAGTTGACCGTGCCCACTTGCAAGCCATTGAGCATGAGCTTGCCCAGGCCGTCATCACGAGCAATCTGGGTCGGGTCCACCTGGCTGATGCCCATGGCCCGGATCTGCTCCAACGTATAGCTGCCCAGCACGCTAGTGTCGGTCAGCGTGTTCCACTCCACCTCCACGCTGAAAGGCACCCAGCCACCCACGCCAGCGCTGACCGCAAGACGCCCCTGTCCATTGCGAGATGGGTGCACAAGATTGATCTCATTGGCCGGGGCCGTGTCCACCGTAATGTCCAGCAGTGTGCCCACAGCTGGCAGCAGTTTGGGCGAGAACAACAGCTGCGAGCGGCCCACGCGCACTTCGCCCACGGCATCGCCTTGCAGCTTCCAGTCTGCGGCTGCAGTTGCTGTGCGCTGCACCGTGCCATCCATCCACTTGATATCAAACGCGCCGGGATACAGCGCCTGGCCAGCAGGCAACTGCAGATCAATGGACTGAGAGATCAGCAGATCCGCTGCAGGGTGCACCGTCTCTTGCGTGGGCACGCTGAACGTAAAGACCAGGGAGCTGCCCACGTCCGGCAAAGCCCCCAGCGTCAACACAAAGCCACCCGTCTCGCTGCTGTAAGTGCCTGCGCCATAGCTTGCATCACTGCCACGCAGGGCACCGTCGCCAGCATCGCTGAGCGTGTACCAACGCTTTTGCACCATGTAGCTGATGCTCAGGCTGCCCCGCGTGGCGATCGGCACAATGAAGCCCACATAGGACAGGCTGCGGCTCTCAGCCGTGACCTGAATCTCCATGGACTGCGGTGCCCGCTGGATATACGCCGCAGGCCGAAACGTGATGCTCTTGCTGCCGTTGTAGCTGCCCGAGGTCGACACGACGATACCGTTGGCATAGTCCACCGTGCCCACTTGCTGGGTGCCAGACATCAGCAGGCCACCCGCATCGGTGAGCACCGAGCCACCAGGCAAGGTGATCTTGAGAGAGCCAGGCGCACAGCCCCCCGGCAGGTACATATTGAGGGTCGTGGTCCAGTTCTGATCTGTGACAAAGGTCACAGGCTCCACGCCCAGCACGGGGAAGTTGGCAGACGCAAACGGTACAGCCGAGGCAATCGGTGTCTCGCTTTGGGACGATGGCACCAGCTGGGCATAAATGCTCTTGGCCACTGCCGTGAAGCTACCCAGACCGACTGCCCGCTTAAGCGGCGTGCAGCCCACGTAACTTGCGGCATCGGCCACCACCGTGTCTCGCAGCTTGGCAGAGTTGGCCGCCCTTGAAAACTGACGGTTGGCCGAGGTGCCCGTGAAGTCCGATCGCAGCGGGTCCGACAGCTCCATGGTGACAATCACCGCCTTGAAGTCTTTGTCCAGGTCATAGGTAAAGGTGCGCTCCACGCTGGAGACCCGAATCGCCCGCACATACTGGACGATCTCATTGGGCAGGCCCTCGTTTTGCACCAGCACCAGCGTCTTGCCTGGCAGCGGCAGCTCAGTCCCAGGGCGCTGAAACAGCTGAATCTGGCGCTGGCCCTTGATGTGGTTCTCGTACAAGAAGGCCGACCACTCAGCGCCCTTGTTGAGGTAAGCCTCAAGCCGTGCCTGCGCCTGCGCACGGGTGTCATACACCCCGTCAGTCGCAAACAGTGTGATGGACACATTGGGGTCGCTGGGCGGCTCGGCAACGATGATGTTGGCGCCCATGTACACATCGGTGTCATCGGTGCGCACCGCCAGGTGCATCTGGCGCATATTGACGCGACCACGCGCACGGTCGGACTCGCTGATGTCCGGCATGATGGCGTTGGATTTGCCGTCCTCGATCACGATGGCCGATGGACCGGCACCGCCCTCGGGCACATCATCCATGACCCGCGACGCGAGCAGCTGCAGATCGCCTTGCTTGATAGGCATGTCAAACCTCAATGAAACGGAAAGTGGGGAGATAGAGCTGCTCTGGCGAGTGCTCGCCATCCAGCAGCTTCCAAACGGGCTGACCTGTAAATCCGCCCTTGGCGTGGTCAAACATGACCTGGCGGGATTGGCCGCGCAGCACCAGAGTGAGCTGAATGCCTGGCAACTCAGACCAGGCCTGCAAGGTGGAGCACAGAGCCCGAGTAATCCAGGCCGCAGTCTCAGTACCCATCAAGGTGATGGGACGGCCCGCCTGCTTTAAAGCCACGTCGACCAGCAGCGCACCTGTGGTGCTGTAGCTGGTGGCTTGGTCCACCGGGCTCCATGAAAACTCATCCTGCCAGTCCAGGCGGTCACTGATGTGCGCCGTGACTCCGTTGTAAGTCAGGGTGATGCTCATGCCGAGGCTCCCTTCTGGCGGGCAATCTCACCCAGAAACTGATTCATCGTGGCTGAGCCTGCAGGGTCGGTATTAACTGAGCCGAAGGGCTGCCCATTGATCTGCAGATTGAAGGTTGACACCTGGCGGGAGGCCATGGATTCCAGCGGCGTTTTGCTGGAAGTGGTGGCATTGCCATTGCCCTTCATGGAATTACGCAAATCCATTGCGTCCACCTCTCGGTTCCACTCGAACATGGTCATGTCATGCATGAAGTTGCCGAGCTGCCCGCCGCTGTTGGTCGTAAACGGGTTGTCACGCTGGTACTGATCTTTCCACTTGGCCAGCCAGGCATCGGCCTGCTCTTTGCTCTCGAAAGACGGCACGGCATCAGCGTTCTTGATGGTTCCCGCATTGCGTTGGGCTTCCTGCAGCTGCAGCTCACGGGTGGTCAGCTCGTTAGCCTTCTCCATTGCAGCAATCTCGCGTTCGCGCTCCGCATTCAGGCGCTCCAGCGCGGTACGGTGCTGGTCAACCGCATTGGCCGCACGGCTGTGCGATCCGGCCGCATCGTCGGTAGCGCTCTTGAGCTTGAGCGTGGCCTTGCCAGCACTGTCGACAGCCACCTCATAGCCACGCATGGCGGCTTCAGCTTGTACCCAGGACGGGGCAATGCCTTTATTGGCCGCAATCGCAGCATCGCCAGACTTTTTAAATGCCTCGGTCAGCTCACGGGCACTGGCTGTGCCACTGTCGCGCAGCACGTCATAGGCAGACTTCGCGTCTTCTGCGGTCTTCTTTAGGGTTTCGTCCGAGGTAATTCCCAGTTGCTTGAGCGCTTCGCGCACGCTGTTGATGCCGGGCTTGGCGGCATCAAGTGCATCCTTAAGAGAATCGGCTTTTTGTTTAGCTTGGTCGAGCAGTCCGTCAGCGATCTTGTCACCCAGCACTGAACGCACAGCCTCAATACGCGCCTTGACCGCCTCGATCGCCGCTTGGCTGTCCGCAGTATTGATGCCTTTGCCGATGCTCAGTAGCAAGGCTTGGCCCGTATCTACACCCGATTTTTTGAGCTGGTCTAGGTTGTTGATGATCAGGTCGGTGTCACCCACAGCGCTTTGTGCAGCCTTGCTCATGCCACCAGAAAGAATGTCGAAATCGCCACCAGCACGGCGAATGGCTTCGCGCAAACCGGCATCGAGGACTTGCTGCAAACGGCCAACGCCCTCCCAACTTTTCGTCATTGCCTGGAGAGCACGCTGCTCGAAATCAAGCAGGTTCACATCCTTGAGCGATTTTTCCCAAGCTTCATTGAACTGCTTGGCTGTGATCTCGCCCTTGGCGAGCAGAGAGTCCAACACGACCGCCGCGTCTTTGATGCCTTGGCTGTTGCTCAGGTCGAATTTCGCACCAATTTGGCTGATCGCCTCATCGGTTTTTTTACCGTCCTCCTTGAGCTTGGCAAATGTAGCCAGCAAGTCATTGGACTTGCTTACAACTTTATCCGTTGATTTCGCTGCTTCATCCGCGGCCTTCTTCGGCCCATTGACCGGCTGCTCTTGCAGCATTTTGGTAACAGCTTTGTCTGCGTCCTCAGCTGCCCGCTTGGCTCGAAAGAACTCTGAGGCCAGATCGGCGGCCCCTAGAACCAGCCCAATACCGGATAGAGAGCGAATGACACGCAATGAGGTGGCAAGGCGCGAGCCTGCCGCAGCCGCAGCCGTCATTTGCGTTGCGCTGGCGGCGCTGGCAGCACCTGTAGCTGCTATGGCCGTAGTAGCGGCTTGAGCACCCGTTGCCATAGTCCAAAGCGACTGAATTGCACTGGCTGTCTTGAATGCAATCAGTAACTGAATCGCTTTTTCGAGCACCGGAGCCATACTGATGATGGCCTTGGTCGCAGTTTCGACCATGGTGGCCATCTGCAAAAAGGCGTCAGCAATTTCCTTGGCTTTCTTCTGCAACTCGCCGCTTTGCTTCATGCGGTCGAACTCGGCCAGCAATTCGCGGATCTTGCCAGTGAGCCAGTCCAGTACGCCAGCCTTGGCAATCATGTCAAAGAACTCTGCCAGAGCATCCTTGGCATTGGCCACGGCCCCTGCATAGGTGTTCATCAGCTTGTCGCTGGCACCCGCGTTCATACGGCCCAGTTCGTCGATCAGCTTGGTGATGACGTCACGACCCAGCAGACCGGCTTCGCTCATGCGTTGCAGCTCGGGCACTGTGCGGCCCGTGGCTTTGGCAAGGGCATCCCATACCGGCACGCCGCGCTCGGCCAGCTGCAAGATTTCTTCGCCCTGCAGCTTGGTCTTGGTCCAAGCCTGGCCAAGAGCCAAAGTCACACCCGATAGGGTCTCGGTACCACCGCCCAGGTTGGCGGCGATATCGGACAGCGAACGCATCTGCGCCTCGGTGGGCTTCATGCCAAAGGCCGTGAGCTTCACAAAGGACTCGGTCAGACCGGCGACGTCGAATGGTGTTTCGGCCGCCAGCTTCTTGATCATCCCGAAGGATTGGGTGGCCGCTTCGGTGCTGCCCAGCAGGTTTGTGAGGCGGACTTGCAGATTTTCAAACTGCGATCCGGTATCAATGACATGCTCGGTCAGCGATTTGAGCTGGTTCAGCCCAACAAGTGCGGTAGCCCATGCCGCCGCCTTCTTGGCGGCATCGCCCATTGATGCACCAGTCTTATCAGAAGCGGTTCCAAGTTTCTGAGTTGACTCAGTCGATTTATCAGCTTCGGCCCGTAGTTCGGCCATCTTTTGCTTGAAGGCAACGACTGCAGCCGCTTTGTCAGCAGGCAGCACATCTGGCGAGTTGCGGATCTGCGCCAAGGCCAATTGCAACTCATGGACTGCCGCATTGGCTTGCTTTACACCATTGAGCCCCAGCTTACGAAACGCCTGCTCCAGACCAGCTGGAGCTTGCGCACCATCAAGCCCAAGCTTGCGCAAATCTTCCTGAAACAGCTTTGTGGTCTGGTCGGCTTCCTGCTGACGCTGCTGGACTCGGCGCAAACCAGACGCCAATGACTCCAGCCCCTGCTGCGCTTGGTCCGATGCGTTGTCTATCCCAGTCAATTCGTTGGATACACGGCTGGCGTTTTCCTTGAGCTTTGTGGCTTCTGCGGCGACCGCGCCAAGGTCGCTTTCCATTTTCTCCAGCGACGCCCCTGCGCCTTTGGACGTTTCTGCCAGCTTCTCAGACTCTGCACCGACCTTGCTCAGGTCGGTCGCAAGCTCGCCCAGGCCTTCTTTGGTGACCTTGACTTTGAATTCAAACTGGTTTTCGTTGGACATGAGACGCGGTTATGGAAGCGGAGAAATAAGACAGGCCGCACGCCACCTGGAACAGCAGCGGCGGCCTGGTGTGCCTGTAGTGAAGGGAGGTCAGCCCATGCGGGTGCGGTAGTACTGGCTGATGACCGCGCCAGACTTGGTGGGGTCTTTGAGCACCGTGCCTTCCACATCCAGCGAGCCAAAGCCCTTGTTGATAAGCGTCAGCGCCTTGGTCACGCCCTGGCTGGCGCGCCAGATGTCCACGATCACGGGCTTGCCGCTATCGGCCTCATTCAGGCCGCCAAACAGCAGCTGCAGCTCAGGGGCCTTGGTGGTCAAGGCTTCAATGGCTGCATATTGGCCATAGCTGTAGCTGACCCAGAGCTTGTCTGCCACGGTGATGCCGGTCGCACCATCCAGCAGCACAATGCCTTCAGGCTTGACCACATAGTTGCCAGCCATGGTGACGGCCTGGGCACTGGCGGCATCGGGCCCTTTTTTGACGACCACCTGCGTGGGAGCGATGTGCTCCAGCGGCAAAAGAACACCTGTCGATGCAACCGTGAAAGCCTGGTCTTCGACAGTGCCTGCCTCAAATGCAGCCACGGTGCCCAGACTGGCACGGGCCAGATTCACAAAGTTCAGGTCAGCGATCTTCATCTTGACCTTGACCTCCGTGACGCGCCGCACCTCGGCATAGGTGCCGCCGCCCAGCTGGGTCATGTCATCTTGCTTTTGCACATCTTCGTTGTGCTCCAGTGCCAGCTCCAGCACGTTGCCAATCGCCGTCATGGAGGCGGCAGAGCCATAAGGCTTGGCATAGACCTGGCCAACCGTCATGGAAGGCTTGTAGATCTGTTTCATAAATTCTTGGGCCATGAGGTGCTCCTGCTATTGCGCTTTGTGGAAAATCGTCTCGACTTCAAAAGCCGATGGGATGTACTGAAACCCGTTCTGGTAACGGGCAGATGGCGGCGTCACCAGCTGCAAAGGCGTGCTCGCCCCCTCAACAGCGGCGCTGGCCAGACGGGCAGTCACCAAAGCCAGCAAGCTCCCGGCACTACGGCGGGCCGCCTGGCCACTGCGAATCACAGCTACGTTCCTGTCAGCAGCGACCACCAGCCAGGTATGCACCAGGCGCCAGCGGTTGAGCTGGCCTTCAGCGACCCGGTACCCGCCATAAATCAGATGGATGGCAGGGGTGTGCTGGGCAGCCTCCTGCACCGAGGCAAGGTCAGCGGCGTTCATCACATGCACCTTGGGCGATATCCCTTCAACCGCGGCTTTGATGAGCTCCATCAAACGGGGCTCCAAGGCCATCCAGTCGTTGGACTCTTCAACGGTTTGACCCTGGGTGCTCATGCATACCCCCGCAGATCGTTGTCAGAGCTACTGCGTGGGCTAAAGCCAAACTGCACCTCGCTCTCACCTGGTGCAGTGCCGGCAACCAGCGTGCCAGGCACGCCGCCCCATGGGCAAGCCAGCAGTGCATTGCCATCTGCAATGGCGGCCAGCTCACGGTCAGCAGCCTTGTAGCGCAGATAAACCTCGTGCTCTGGCGCCAGCACCTGGTAGAGGTAGTAACGCGCCACATCACAGACGATCCGGGTCAGCTGGGGCGGTGGCACCAGCGTTGTCGCGGTCACATCACCCGGCACAGGGCTGGGCTTGGCGCACCCCGCCAAGGGCAGACGGTACGCCTTGCCCACGTAGCCATCGGCAAATGCCTGGGCATCGTCAATGGCACGCTGAACCTTGCTGGCCTGCACGGCCATGATCTCCGGGTCAGTCAGCTGGATCATCTCCGGCTCACCAAAGCGATCAATCAGGTCCTGGACGGTGGCGTACTGCATGGCGATCAGGCGTGAATGTGCTTGCAGATCTGCACTTCGATCAGCTGGCCAGCTTGCGTTGCAGCCCCCAGTGCCACACCACAGTGCTCGGCCGTGGTGGCCAGCTTGGCACGGCCCGTGGCGTCGGCAATCACCGGGTCGCCAAAGGCGATGGGCTCAGCGGCTTCGACCAGGTAGCTGTAGCTTGTAACCACAGTCAGCGCCTCACCAGGTGCGGCCGCAGTTTCGGATACGCCTTGGGAGTCGTTGGCCTTGCCGCCCGCTGCAGGGTAGCCGCCGGCATAGGAGATGAAGCGGTGCGCCGCTACCGTTGCAGTGGCCACGATCGTGACTGCATGGGTCTTATCGAACTGGCGACCCGTGTTGTTTTGCGATGCCATGAGGTCTTACTCCTTGGTTGCGGTGGACTTCTTGCCGGACTTGCCTGCGGCTTCAGCGGGCTTGTTGGCATCGGTAGGGGTTGCGGCATCAGCGACAGCCTGGTGCACACCGGACAGGTTGACGCGGCCATGTGCGCGGTCCAGCTCGGACACATCGGGGAAGGTGGCGTTGGCCTTTTCGTCATCGGCCACCTGTGCGGATTCCTTGTCAGTGGCTGAGTCAGCAGGTGCTGTCGAGGCACGCTCAGCCATCACGCGCTCACGGGCTTCCTGGAATTCACGATCTGCCCACTGTTTTTCCTGACGCTTGGCCTTATCGGTGGCGGCGGCAGATTCGGGGTCCATGGCTGCGCCATTGGCCAGCAGCTCGGCTTCGTCGTGCTCGTTTTGCTCGGGCAGTTCTTGGCCTGGCTGGATCACGAGGCGATCACCATTGACGATGACGGCTGTGGCAACCAGTGCAATCAGTCGGCTCATTTCGATTTCCTTGAGTTAGGAGCTTCGGAATGCCCCACGGGTCAACAGGGACCCGTGGAGGTATTCCAGGCCAACATGGGCCTCGCTCGCTGGTGGGTGTTACTTGGGATTGGTGAACAGGAAGGCAGCGTTGCTGTAGGCCACATTGGGCTGACGCTCATAAGTTGCGCCGTAGATCCAGCTCTTTGTGCCGCGCTCGAATTCGGGCGTCTCAGCAAACGGATGGCCTTCAATCACGTTGGTGAAGCCAAAGCCAGGCTCAGCCAGGCTCATGTCTTTGGCGCCAGGGCCATCAATCGTTGGCACATAGGCCAGGACGGCGTTATTGCCCCAGACATCGCGGCCAGTGTCGGTGTCGTCGATCCAGACGGCATCACCCACGACAATGTCGGCCACGTTCAAGATGGTCTTGAGCTGGTCAATGCTGGCCGGGCCCAGATTGGTACTGGGCAGGTAGCCCTTGACTTCAGGGTTGCTGGTGATAGCTGTGAAAGCATCGGCACTCAGCGTCAACTTGTTGGGTCGCTTGCCAATCTTCTTGCGCACGACATCTGCAGCTGCACGGATATCAGTGACCGGGGTGCCTGTTGCTGCGCTCCATTTGGTGCCGCCAGACAGAGCCAGCACATGGCCTGACGCGAAGGTGTCGGGCGATGTCGCCAGCTGCGCCACTTCGATCTCATAGTCCAGGCCCAGAATGTCATTGGCCGTGGTCATCGCAATACGGCTGATGTCCAGGTAATTGCCCACGTTGAGCTTGCGGCTCTCGTCGGCCTCACGGATCAGCTCACGCGGGATTGGCACATCTACTGCGTACTGCTCGACCTTGTAGGTTTGGCCTTCGTATTTGATGTTGACGCGCTTGGTAGCTGCACCAGGAGCGCGGCGCAGGTTGTAGCGGCGCAGGCGTTCGTCACCCAACTTAGCCAGACTCACGCTGGACAGGGCTTGAGGCAGGCGAGGAAACAGCTTCTCCGCAACATAGGTGCCTTGGCCCATACCCAGCAGCAGGTTGCTCAGGATGGGGTTTTGCTTGAGCCGGATCTCGGCAAGAGTCATCGTCATGGTGGTGGCTTCCTTTCGTCAGCTCGGGGTTAGGAGGTGAACGAGCCAGTGACGGCCGTCAGTGCTTCGGCATAGCTCACAGCCTTGTCGCGGGCATAGGCTTGGGCCAGCTGATCCACCTCGGCATCGCTCTTGCCCTTGGCGCTACCTTCGAGGGGTTGCGTACCGGCGTTGGCAAACTCGCCAAAGCTCACATGGGGCTTGCTGGCGGCAATCAGGCCTTGCAGCCACTGCACAGGACTGTGCTTGGTGGTGGTGGAGCCTTCGGAGAACTCCACGGGCTGGGCGTCAGCCAAGGCTTCCATCGTGGCCACGGCCATGGCTTTGTCCTTGGGCAGCAGATGGCCAGCTTTGACCTGACCTTCAGCAAAGCTCACAAAGCCAGCGGTGCGATCGGCCTTGGACTTCTCGGCAAACGACGCGGCCTCGGCCTCGGCTGCTTTGGCCTTGTCTTCTGCGGTTTGGGCTTTGGCATCAGCATCGGCACGCGCCTTTTTCTCGGCAGCAAGCTCGTCTTGCATTGCCTTGATTTCTGCTTCGGTCATGGATAGGGGCTCCTGGGTGGTTGACTGGACGGGGGAAACGGTTTCAGAAAAGCAGACGGCGCCGCCCGCGTCGTCTTCAGAAAACTGGATGTCTTTGAGGCCTGCAATCGCCGGCGGCTGTGCGCCCAGAAACGCCACATGACGCAAGTACCACTTGCCGGGCGTCGGGTTGTTGGCTGCTTGGGGTGGGTAGAACGAGGCGCTGCGCTTAGGAAAGCGGCGCGACTCCACCATCTCTGCGAACTGGGGCTCCACGCTGTGGGTGGAGATGGTCAGCACACCTTGTGCGTTGTGCTGCACCGACTTGACCCAGCCATAAGCAGGCAGGTTGTCCCGAGGGTGGCCCACGCACAAGGGCGCTTCTTTGAGGGCAGGCTTGTAGCTGGAGGCCATGCCATCCAGGTCGGCTTCGCTGAACTCGTGGGTAACGCCACCGTCATCAATGTGTCGACCGGCACGGAAGATCTCAATGCCGTCAGGCAAGGTCACAACCTTGGCGGCAGGGGTGTTGGTGGGCTGTTTGCTGGGCATGGGCGCAACTGTCGCTGCCAGCCCTGCAAATGCTCCAATGCCGCACGCCACATATTTCGGACGAAAAAAAGCCCCGGCGGTAAGGCACGGGGCGTTTTTTACTTGGGCGCGCTGTGGCTACAGGTCGAGCTTGCCTTGCGCCAGGCTCATCTGTTCATGGCGCCAGGCACGTTCAATGTTGCGCACGCGGCTGGCTGTAATGCCAATGACGGTGGCCACATCACGATAGGACTTGCCTTTGCGCAGCAGCTCAATCACGCGCTGGGTACGCGCACTGGTCATTACTTCAGCACCCACCGGGATATAGGGCTGTGTGCCGCCCAGGTCCTGGGCGATGCCCATGGTCAGCGCCACGGCCAGTTTGGCAAGCTGTGTTTGAGCGACGGTATCTGAGCCTGGTGCAGATAGCAGCGTCACGTAATGGCTGGTGGCCAGCTCCTTCCAGGTATCAGGCCAGCTGTCCGAGAACAGTGCCTCAAGCGGCTCCACTTGCGCACCGGTCAGCTGGCTCATGTCCATACGCTCAAACAAATGCATGCTCAGCTCCTTCCTTGCCAGGCTTTGGCAGCTTCAATCAGGGTGTCCAGCTGGGCCGATGTGCAAAAGCGCAGCGCTGTCACACCGACTTGGCGCTCCACCCAGGCATTGAGCGCCTGAGCACTGGTGTTCTGCACCAGGCCATCGCGGCCCAGCTGGTGCCACAGCGCCCAGATTTTGCGCTCCTTGGGGCTAGTTTGCTTCTTGACCTGGTCAAACTCTGCCTGACTCAGCGGGCGGCGGCGTGTGGGCTGGGCCACACCCATGCGCATGGCCAGGCTCTGAAGATGGTCGCGCACGGCACGCTGCTCGGTCAGCGTCATGTCTTTGCTGCTGCGCTTGCCAGTGAGGTTCACCAGCAGCGCACGATAGTCGTCATCACTGAGCTTGAGCTTTGACTTGATCGCATGGATGGCAGCGGTGTAATTGGGCATTTTGATTTTGAAGGCTACAAGGGGCGCGCAGCCCTTGCTGCGGCATCCCCCTGAATTTTTCTTTTGGAACGTTTTGGAACGGGTCTGGTGCGCTTGTGGCACTAAAACGGAGCGCTACCCGGGTTGGAATCTGCAGGTGCGATCTGGGGGCCCGTAACTGCGGCGCTCAGCGATGCTGGCAGTTCACCCAGGCCAGTGCGCCCCTCGCCACCCAGCGCTGCGATCAGCTCAGGAATCAAACGTGACAGCTCGCCAGTGGTGATGGCCACATCGGCGTCGAAGCCCGCATCATCCTGCGACTGGCCATCCATAACCGCATCCAGCAAGGCAATCTTGCGGATCTGCAGGCTGTCGTTGAGCACAAAACTCACACGGTCATCCCAGGTCATGGCCAGCTTGGTTGGCAGCTTGCCGTGCTCGATGTGCTGGCGCACCTCATCGATATCGAGTGGGTGGCGGGCATACCGAACCACAGCTTTGGACTCGTCGGCCGCTTTTAGCTCGGTTTCACGGTCGGCAGAGAAACCGGCAGGTGGCTCCTGCGTCATCAGCCAATGGGCCATCGCCGCTTGCGGGCTGGTCTGGGTATCAACAAGAGCCAATGCAAAGCCCGGCAAGGCTTCGACCAGAATGGTCACCACTTCGTCAGCACGTCCCTGGGCGCTGGTATCCAGCACCAGAGTGCGGGCCTTGGGGTCAATCCACACCCACATGCCACCGGTCTTGGTGAAGGCCATGGGCAGCAGATCCAGCTTGGCTTCATCCTTGAGCTCGCGCTTTTCCTTCTTGCCAGGGTTGCGGCCTTCGGTCTTCGCAATGTGTGCGGCTTTTTCCTTGACCTTGTCGTTGAGCACGCTGGCGGGCAGCAGTTTGGACTGGCTCATAAAGCGCAGCATCCATTGACCAGCTACTGACTCAGCCAGCAGGCCATGCTCTTCGCCACGGGGTGGTGCCCAGCCCGCAGATCGCTCCTGGGTGGCACCGCACTCAGTAAAGACGCATTTCTGCAGGGCATCTTCCAGGGCCTGCAGGTCAGGCTGCCAGGACTCTGCGATGCGGTAGATGATGGCGTTTTTGATCATGCCGCTGTCCTCCCGAGTTGAGCCTGAGGTGCGCGACCAGTCAGACCATGATTGAGATTGACGTCTTGCCCAGCCCTGCGGCCCTGATAGAAGTCGTTGTTGGTGATGTTTTTGCCCGTGATGCGATCTTTCGTGGTTTGGCTACCCATCTCAGGGTGGTTCTGCGCCATATACCGAGCAATGAGCTCCTGGTGCTGCTGGTTCCCAGCAAAGGCTTCAAGCATTCCCCGAATGCCACTGACCCAGCCTTGTGCATAGGCGTCACCTCGCGCCACCTTGGTTTTGGGCTTGCAGTTCTTTGGTTGCTTACCCATGTATGCGCGGCGATCCTTGGCACATTGGCGGGAAAGAACATCAAAGGCATAGCCAGCCACTTCTGGTGCAGCACCAACCCCAACGTAGACAAAAGAACGGGTTGAGCGCGTATGGCCCAGTACAGGCCAGCCGCGATTCACGCGGGTAAACAGGTGACAGCCAAAAGCGTCGGCCACCATATGAGCCAAGTTGGCCTCCCAGTTCACCAACGGCACGTTCTGAGCCTTTTGCAGTTGCTCGCTGACATCGGCCAGATCTACATCAGACGCGGTCAAGTCGAACTGCTGCATGAGCTTCTGCGCCTGGCGCAGAGCTGCTGCAGCCTCATGCTCATTGGAGCTGGCAGCAAGCGCCAGGCACTTCTTGATTTTCTGGAGTGCTTCGTCGCGTGTCATACAGCCGCCAAGTCCAGATTGATCGGGTCATAGCCGCCCTGGGCGTTGCGCTCATAGAAGCGGATATAGGGCTTGGTGCTGGCCACCTTGATACTGTCCGTGATGGCCTGCATGGCAGTCAGCCAGTCGGGGTCGGTGATCTTGAGCTGACGCAGGCCCAGCACGCGGCCCGTGTTGATCTTGCCTTCCTTGTCGGTCTGGAAAGCATGGGTCACCAGTGCCTTGATGTTGTCGTCAGCGCCTTGTGCCCAGCGAATCACACAGCTATCAATCAGCTCCTTGGCGGCCTGCAGCTGCTCGCCAAAGATCAGGTGGTCTGCCATCTGACGCTGTACTTTGTACTGGCCGTCATAGGAGGTCAGGGTCACATTGCCCTTGTCGCCACCGGTTTTGACGCCGTATTGCTCCATGCTGGTCGTCACCAGTGTTGCCACGTCCTGCATGGTGTTGAGCTTGAAGTCACGCAGGCCAGTGCTGCGCTCCTTGGCCATCACGCACATATCACGCACAACCTGGTCGCGCAGCTTGTCGATATCGGTCACGCGGGACTCGGGGACCAGGTCGCCGCGGACGTTCTTCCAGTAGCCGGGAGGGATGGTGTTTTCGGTTGTCATAGTGCTCTCTTGGGTTGGTAGTGATCAGCAGCGCAGACCACGGCTGGCAATGGATTGGCTGGCCGTGGAGCCAGCGCGGGGCGGTGTGAAAGGCTCAGGCTCATAGGTGCTGTTCATCACATCCACCTGGCGCGGCAGCGGAAAGTCACCTTTCTCGGGTTCGACTCGGGTGACCTTTTGAGCTTTTCGGGGTGCCTTGCCCGTTTCAAACAAAGACATTGCAGAGCTGCGAATGCCCCAGCTGGGCTCTGCACCTTCAATCGCTTCCAACCAGCCTGCTGTGCAAAGGTTGCGCAGACGCTTGCGGATATCGCTGTCGTTGTCACCAAGTAGTGGACGCAGCTGGGCAACGGTCTGTGGGCCCAGCTTGCGGATCTGGGCGATCACCTGTTTGCTGGACTCACTGATGCGTGAGGACTTGCGAGAGGTCGTTTGCATCTCAGGCTCCTTGCTTCTTTTCGAGGGCGGCACGCATAGCACGCACCGTGGGGGACATTCCTCCAGCCTGGGCGGGTGCCAGCGCTGGCCGTGGTGCGGGGTTCTGCACCAGTTCACCCACATGGGTGGGGTTGTTGCTGGCGTGCGGGCGCCCGGCGTTGCGCAGATCCGCTTCATGCTTGCGCTCTGCTGCGGCCTCGTGGTCATTGGCCAGGCCAGAGAGCACGGCATACAGGTAGCCATGGCCTTTGAGGGGCAGCTCAATGCGCCCGCTGTCGCGCTTGGCAAGCAGCTGGTCAAAGGCTTCCGCCCAGAGCGTCAAGGGCACGTTCCAGTCCCGGCCTTTGTAGGTGATGGCTTCACGCTCCAGGTCAGGCAGCAGCTGCAACAGCAGCTTGATCTTCTTGGAGGCCGTCAGCCGCTGCTTGGCAGGCGTATGCAGGCTCACGTACTGCAGCACGCGGGTGCCGATGGGGAAGCTCACGGCCACCAACCGGGCCAGCGCTTGTTGATCGCACTCACTGGCAAACAGCGTGACCAGGTCAAACTCGCTGCCACAGGCGGGGCAAGACAGATCGGTACTCATAGGCCCAGTACCTCCCACGCCAGATGTTGGTAGATCTGGCCGCCCACCACACTAATGGCGAGCAGAAAAGCCACCACCAGCAGCACGCGGGAGAGCTTCTCGATAAAGCTCATAAGCTCTGGGCACTCAATCACGCCAGGTGCAAAAAGGTGCGATCGCTTCATCGGGCAACCCTCCGCACAGTGACGCAGCGGGCGTCGTGGAACATTTCGAGGGCAGCATCAATGGCATGCCAGTCGTTGTCGTAATTGCCAAAGGCCACGCCCATGGCACGCCCCTCAAGGGCCATGATGATCTGGTAGTGATACATGCTCAGCACCCCTTGATGACTTCTGCGTTGACCTGGTCCCAGCCCGCAACAGCAGCTGCGTTCATGGCGCGGCACACCAGGTTGTTGACCACCAGCGGGAAGCAGATGCTGGTGATATCGGCATCCTTGCCACCGCGTGGCAGGTAGATCAGACGCGAGCGAATGGCGTCTGCCGCGTCAGCGGCAAACACGTCCTCGTACTTCAGATCAAAGCGGGCGAACTTGTGCTTGAGGTAGCCTTCCAGCTCCTTGTTCAAAGGCTCCAGCTCCACAATCTCGCAACGCTGGGCCACTTCGCGCACCTCGGGGTTTTGGGCGCTCAGGCGGCGGCGCAGCTCGGGCTGGCCAATCAAGGCAATACCCAGCAGGCGGCGCATACCGTCCTTGAGCTCAATCCAGCGCTTGAGGTGCTTGAGCGTGGCCACAGGCAGGTTGTGGGCCTCCTCAATCAGCAGCAGATGGCGGTGGCCAGACTGGGCGCTGGCACGCAGCAGCTCGTGCGCCTGGCGAAACCGTGCCTGGCTGCTGATCTTGGGCTTGGCATGGGGGTCCAGCGCAAAGATGATCGACTCGGCAATGGATGCGCTCTTGAGCGTCTTGCCCTTGATGTCGTTCTCTTCCATGGCCAGCACATAGGGGCGAATCACCACAATCTCGGTGGACTCCTTGCGCACCCGTTCTTCCAGGTCTTCAGCCATGGTGGACTTGCCCGCGCCAGACTCGCCCACCAGCGCCATAAAGCCATGGTGACGGGCACAGTCCGTCAGGGCCACGCGGGCATAACGCACGCTGGGCGTCTGGTACACATCGTCAGGGGTCTGCACGTCGTCCAGGAACGGATTGCGGGGCAGATTGAAGTGTTTACGCGCCTCTTGGCTCAAAGATTCGTTTTGCAGTAGCATTGGTTCCTCCTCAGGGGTTGCGTTGAAATCAGTTTCTGGGGCGGCCTCGGTGTGTTGAGAGCACACCGGGGCCAACTTATTTGCGGGCTCGAAAACGGCCAACAGCTGCGCAGCACTTGCGCCGCGGTCGGTCAAAAACTCTCGGGCCTGCGTCTTCACGGTCGAAGTACTGCGGGCGGGCCATTGCCCCGTGGTTGCCAGGCGGCTGACCGCCGGGACACTCATGCCGCAGCCCTTGGCAAAGGCACGCTGGGTCAGCTCAAGGGCGTCCAGCAGCTCCTGCAGTGCATTGGTCTGGTTCATTGCGCACCTCCTGCCACCACACGCAGCTGGCCGCGCATGGTCAAACGGTCATAGACAGCCTGCAGCTGGTCCTCAGGCACACCATCGGGGTACCAGGCGCGCAGCTGAGAGGCTTTTTCACGATCCATCTCCATGCCCATTGAGCGCAAGGCTTTGGCGGCCTCGAACACTGGCAACACCGGGATGGACTTCTGTGTTTCCACAGCGGTTTGCAGCTCGGTGCCACGGCGCGGCAGAAAGGTCACGGCTGGCAAGTCGTCGTGATGCTTGTAGGGGTCCAGCGTCCCACCCATGGGCAGAACCTTGGCCTTACGTGCAGCTGCAGCCTGCTCGTCAGTGGCGGCGCCTGTGGCCAGGCGCTCCACCAGCTTGCGGTTTTTGTCGGCAGTGGTTTCAGGCAAAGACTTGTACTCACGTCCGATCAGCGCGGCGTCCAGCGAGAAGCCATGCTCATCTACCAGCACCTCAGGGATTTCAATCAACTGCTCATTGCCCTGCAGGTCATGCTCCAGCACAAAGGCCGTGCTGGCATTGAAGGCGTTGAACGTCACTTTGAGCTTTTCGCCCACGATGACGTTGGGAACGTTCTTCACGCTCCAGACCTTGCCGTTGAAACGCACGTTGTGCTCGCGGTCCACCTTGGGAGTGGCGGGTTCATGGGTCAGCAGCTGGCGGGCCAGTGCGGCGTCAACCAGGCGCAGCTGTTGTTGCGTGATCTCTACCCACTTGATCCACCGTGCCATGCCGTGGCGCCCATGGATGCGCACGCTGTTGTAGTAGCACATCCAGCGGGCGGCCTGCTCATTGATCCAGGCGATGCTGGGAACGTGCAGAAACTTGAAGCCCGACTCAAAGTCCGTCTCCACCAGGTTGTGAGCGTTCTCCACCTGCCCCTTGGCCCGTGGGTTGCCCGCCTCATTGACCACAGCATTGACCTGCAGGCGGCGCAGCAAGGTCTTGAAGGCCCCGCCGATACCAGCGCTGCCGGGGTCCATCATCAGGTAGTACGGCACGCCGTACATCTGTTGCTGGGGGCGCTGCTGAATGGCTGCCAGGAAGGCTTCAGCCATGTTGACGATGGACTCGCCACCTGCCACGTAGTGGACAAAGATGGAGCCCGAGCAATGGTCAGTCAGCACATAGCGCGTCAGGCGCTGGCGCTTGATCTTCTCGAAGTTCTCGGGCTTGTTCTTGTAGAACACAGCCTTGTCCATATCGGCCACGCCATCCTCTGGCACATAAAACAATGTGCTGATGGAGGCGTCGATCTGCCACACGTCATTGGGGTGAGCACTGGAAAGCGTCTGCACCACAGCCGGTTGGCGCAACTGCTCAGGGTGCAGCTTGTAGGTGCGCAGTGCCCGGGCACAAGCGCTTTCAGATAGCGGGCGCAGCTCACCCGTGGCAGGGTCAGTTGCGCAGGCAAACAAAGGTCGGTTGGCGCGCAGGCGCACCAAGGCCAGCTTCAGGGCATGGATGGATTTATCGTTGGCGCGATAGCCCTCCATCATGGCCGTGCTCAGTTCATGTGCATCAGGCAGACTCAGGCTCGTAGTGCCTGCGTCGCTTCTGCGTTTGCGTGGAGTGGTCACAGTGACATCCTTGAGACGGCGCATGAGCGTGGCTCGCGACCAATTCAGCTGCTGGCAGGCTTGGGCATAGATGGGCTCTTTGCCACCACGGCCCGCTGCCTGGGCGCGTTGCGCCACCTCCAGCAAGATGTGAATTTGTTCGGGGCTCATGCGTGTGGCCCTTAGTTCGCTGCAACCCCAGCAGCGGCTTGCTTGTCAGCCCACTGCTGCCACTCGGGGCGACCATCACCCACCACATTGGGCAGATTGAATTCATCGCGCAGAGCGACCAGGTCGGCCATGAGCTGGCCCACCATGCCCGCCATGAATAGGCTCTTACCCTCGGCATCAGGTGCATCCTTCAAGGCCTGCAATGCAGCCCGCAGACGACCTGTCACCATGCCTTGTGTTGCTGACAAATGGTCTGTTGCCTCTTGGCGCAGCGCAGCCAAAGCTGCGATTGGTTCCACGGTGGCAATGAGATGCTTCTCACGCTCCAACTTGTCGATCTGCTTGTTTTTGTTCTCAAGCAGCTTCTTGTTGGCTTCTTTTTCGGCCTTGGCTTCACGCACGGCGGCACGCAATTCCTTGACGCTCATGGTCGCAACATCGTCAATGGACAGGCCACCTGTATGGCCGTCTTGCTCCAGCTCTTCAATCTGCTCATCGTCAAGGACGAGCATTTCAAAGAGTTTGGTTTGGTTGCCGATGGCCTCGGTCAAATGTCTCGTTGACGAGACATTTGCAAATTTGGCAGCGGATTGCATGAATTTGGCCGCGACCTTGCGATCGACGCCCAGAACCTCAAGGCGAGCAAGAAAGTTTCCATGCAGACATGCGGCTTTCAATACGGTAAGCCCTTTGCCGACTTCCAAACATGCTTCGACGCTGCGGCGCATATTGGCCGCGATATCACGCTGAATCAGATCGGGGTCTGTGGCATCAGCAGGCAGCAGGTAGCCCAGTTGGTTGGCTACGGTACGAGTTCGCTCATCAGTCTCACGTTGTGCCAGCGCCACTTGGTTGGCCGCGTTGACCTCTTCTACGATCACCACTTCATTGACTTGCACTTCTCTGGACTCGGGTGCTGGGGTGGTGTTACGGGCCATGTTGTTGTTTTCCTTTCGGGGTTGCGTTGAAATCAGTTAAGGGGTGTTGCGTAGCGCTGGGTCAGGTCATCCAGTTGGCGCTTGGCCTGGTTGAGATTGGTGCTGACCGTGATGGCGATGCGCACAAACTGGGGGCCTAAGCGCCAACGGTTGGTGCCTTCCACTTGGTTTACAAAACCCGTGGTCGCCAACGCAGGCAAATTGATAGACACCCAGCTGGGCGATACGCCCAAGCCTTTGGCAATCTCGCCTGGGCTCAGGCCCAGCAGCTCATGACCAGACAGCAGTCGGAAAAGATCACAGGTCTTTTGCATAGAAGTAGCCAGAGGCTTGATATCAGTGCTCATTCATCAAACTCCAATTCGGGGGTGGCGTTGGCGGCCACATTGGCGTAATTGGTGGCGCGGGTCATGGGTGAATCCTGTCAGGCGAGCCAGTCCCGTAAAGTACGTCACAGCAAAAACAAGTTGTAGAGGAGCCCGATGAAGCCTGTTCTGTATGAGTGCCTGTCGTGCCACACTGAAGTGGCCCCATCCACACCGGTGCTACCGCCTGCTCAGTGGGTATGGGATCAGCGCCAGGTTCCGCGTGTGCTGTGTGAAAAGTGCGGCTGTGCATGTGCTCCGCGCTTGTGGCGTCTTGCGGCTTTTGAGGTTTGCAGTCAGCATGCAGATCAGGGTATGAACATTGATGCACTGGCGCATCACAAGTGGTCTGGCTGCCCCAACTCTTACGAGTGCAGCACTGTGTACACATATGCTGGGGACTGTGAGCAGGATCAATCCATGCGACCAAAGTGTCTGGTTGCGCTGCATTCCCGGCTGCACCATATAGAACGCCAGCTTGAGGAGCAGGCCAAACGTGAACAAGATCGCCGACAGAAACGCCGGGCATCCCCATCACAGACCAGCGCTGGCCCCGGTAAATAATGCACAGGGTGGTATCCACGCGCAGTCGCACAGCGGCGGCGCGGCTCATAGGTTCTGGTGCGACGCATGGGCATGCATGCCGTGCCCACTGAGCCAGCTTCAGACCCTGAGTCCAGATAAGTCTGCGCACTTGCGCAGGGCCAAGGGG